AGAATTAAGGCTATTGGTGGTGCTATAAATGTATTAGGTGGCTCAATAGAGGTTGTAGTAGGCACTATGGGGTTGATAGGGATAGATGAAAAGGTAACCAAACAATTCCAAGAAGCGGCAACATCAGCTATTGCATTCGCAGATGGTGCTAAAAGGGTATTTGAGGGATATAAGGAGCTAAGAGAAGCATCTCAATTATTCAGAAGAGCACAAGAAGCATCAACTGCGGCTACTGTAGCAAGCACAACCGCAACTACTGCCCATAATGCTGCTCAAGCTTCAGCAGTTGGTATATTGGGTAAAGCAAGAGCAGCTTTTAACGCATTAACAGCTGCTATGGTAAGAAACCCTATAACAGCAGTTGTTGTTGGTTTAACAGCGTTAGTAGCGGCATTAGTTGTATTTAGTGATGAAAACGAAGATGCTGCCGAGTCGACAGATAAATTGGCAGAGGCTGAAAGACAATTAACTAGGGACTTGGCTTTACGAAAAGTTGTCAATGAGTCGCTTATATTAGATGCCAAATTAAGGGGTGCAAGTGAAAGAGAAGTACTAAAAATAACACTAGCACAAGTAGAAGCAGACCAACTATTATTAGTAAATGCTCAAAATAAGCGCAAAGCTGAAATAGGGTTTTATGAAAGCTTGAAAGAGGCGGGTAAAGCAAAAAAAGCAGATTTAGACTATCTTAAAAAACAAAAAGAACTTTATGAAGAGTATAAGGATGATGTAATAGCTGGTGAAAATGCTATAAAAACTATTAAACTTCAGGTAATGGGTTTAGATAAGGCAGCTGCTGAAAAGCAAGCTACAGCTGCTAAAACCCCAATGGAAAAGTTCAAAGCAGAGTTATCTGCTCTTAATGACAAATATGACCAAGAAGAGGGGTTACTATTAAAAAGGAAACTATTAGGTGAAAAAGTAGATGATGCAATCTTAAAAAGTCAGCAAGATAGATTTAGTGCTTCTATTAAGTTAATGGAAAAGTATAATATAACTGATAAAAACATTGTACAACAGGAGTTAGCTAGAAGGCAACAATTAGCAGATGATACGAAAAGAATAGAAAAAGAGGCAGAAGAAAACCGAAACGCTGATAGAGATAAAACATTTAACAATGCTATTAAATACTTAGATAACTTTTATAAAGCAGAGAAAACCCGAATATTACAACAAAAACTTACAAAAGAAGAGTCTGATGAATTATTAAAACAAAATGAAAATCTTAGATTACAAGCGCAATTAAAACTATATAAACAATATGGTAAAGATGTAACCGATATTCAAGCTCAAATTGCTGCAAATAACCAACAATTTACTGAAGAAAGTGTATCAGATTTAACAGACTTTTTTAATAGTGAATTAGCAAAACAAATAAGTGGGGTATTAAGCGCTGTAAACTCTATTACAAGCGGTATGTTGCAAATGGCAGAGAGTGATAGTGAAGCCAGATTGAATAGTATTGAAGCGGAATATAATGCTAGAATGGAAGGATTAGTAGGGACAGATGAGGAAATCGCAGCCCAACAAGAAGCCATTGAAGCAGAGAAAAATAGAGTTATGGAAGCGGAACGAAGAAGGGCATTTGAAGACCAGAAAAAGCTCAAAATCGCTGATACTATTACAAGTGGTATGGCAGCAGCATTCCAAGCATTTGGAAGTGCAATGGAATTAGGACCCGTTTTAGGGCCTATTGTTGGTGCTGCTTTATCTGCAATGATATTAGCTCAAATGGCTAACACAGTGCAAAATCTCCAAAGACAACAATATATTGGTAGTTCATCAGGTGGTGCTGGTGGAGGTGGTATGGGAGCAAGTGGTGTAGGTGGATATACTATGAGTAATGCAGGTGGTGGATTTAGTGGAGCAGGGGCCCCAATGACAGGTGGTTCATCAGGTGGTGCATTTGGAGGAGGTAATATGAGTGCACCAAATCCACAAAATAACACATTGCCGGTTCGTGCGTATGTAGTTGCTAGTGATGTTAGTAATGGCTTGGATGCACAAGCTGATATAGACTCGCGCCGGACATTGTAAAATATATTTATAACGAAAGACATAATATGAAAGTAGTAGAATTAACAACCAATGATTTATTGTCAGCTGAAATAGAAGCTGTGGCATTAGTGCAAGAACCTGCTATTGAGGAGGACTTTTACGCATTTAATGCTAAACAATACTATTTTGAAACATACAACGATTACCCACAAGCTGCTCGTAATGCAGCAGAGCAAGGCATAAAAAGAAACGAAGAACTGGGTAACCGGTGTGCAACGCAAGTGGGTAAGGTTCGTGCGCAACAAATAGTAAGGGGTGAAAACCTGTCCTTAGATACCATAAGAAGAATGCGGTCATTCCTCATCAGGCATAAGGACTCGTATGAATTGGCTAAAAGTAGAAAAGATTATGAAGCATGTGGATACATCAGCTATTTGCTATGGGGTGGTCCTTCTGCTCTCCCATGGGCCGAAAAGAAGCTAAGACAAGCTGGTGAACGAATTGATAGTGCAATGGTGCTGCAAGAGGTGGATAAGGAATATGCGTTTACTGAAATAGAGGATATGGTATTTAAGCATATATTCGCAGATCAGATGGGTTTAGAAGTTGATGTTTTGCCGGATTTCGAAAACGCACAGCGTAGATTAGTGGGACCTGTAATGATACCCAACCGTCTTATCAAGCGATATGACGAAGACAACGATGAAGAATATTGGGTGTATTTCAGCGAAGAAACCATCGCAGAATTATCTGAAAAGTTTATGAAAAACGGCCTGATACATTCCAGCAATATAGAGCATGATGGGGTGACATTAGACAATGTTTATCTTACTGAAACTTGGGTAATAGAGGACAATAATAACGATAAAAGCAACCTGTATGGCAAAAAATACCCAAAAGGGACATGGATGGCTGCATACAAAATAGATAATGCTGATGTATGGGATAAAGTTAAAAGTGGTGAAATCAAGGGGTTTAGCGTTGAGGGGTGGTTCGGTGAGAAGTTTTTTGGTCAATGATATTTATATAAGACATGCCGATACCCACACCAAAACCAAACGAAGAAAAAGAGCAATTTATAGGCCGCTGCATCAGCTTTTTAGAGGGTGAGGGAATGAAAGATACACAAGCAGCCGCCATTTGTTATAACCAATTTTATGAAGGCAAAATGAAAAGCAATATTGACCAGTATAGAACATACGAACAAATTAAAAAAGACACATTCCAAGAGCTTGAAAGCGTAACACCTGAAGAACTCTCCGATTGTATGGCAAAACTAAAAGGCAATGTACCTGGTAACACATATACATCACCAGCCTTTGAAAAAGTATGCTATGAGCGCATTTTGGCTCGTAAGAGGCAGGCTGCGAACCAATAGCAAATGATATTTATAGATAGATTTAATTAAATAACCAAGAAAAACACAAATTATGAACGCAAACAAATTAAAAGAGCTCGTAAAAAGTTACTTCAATTTGCAGGATAAAATGGCGTTTGGTGAGCTGAAAGATATAAATGGTGCTTTTACACTCGTATTCGAAGGTGAAGCATTAGAATTAGGTAAGGCAGTAACAGTTAGAACAGCAGAAGGACAAGAGCTGGCAGCGCCAGACGGTTACCATGTGCTTGAAGGTGGCATCAAAATCAAAACTGAGGGTGGTGTCGTTGTAGAGTTAGAAAAGGAAACCGAATTGGTAGAGCAAGTAACTCCTCCAGCTATTGAAGAAACTAATACTACTACTGAAACATCAGCAAATCCAGACGCAAATCCGGTTACTGAAGAGGTAGTTAAACTTGCAGCAGAGGGTGAAGTAGTAAACGATACTATAACATTCCCACAAATTGCAGAGGCTATTGCAGAGGTAATTAAAAGCGAAATGGAGTTCGTTAAGAAAGAAATGGCAGAATTGAAAACCAAAATGGAAAAGATGTCTGCTGAACCAGCCGCTGAAAAAACCATTCCGGCTAAAAAATCATTCTCACTTGAAAAGCGTGCAGATGACATTGTAGATGTTAAACGCTACGCAATGATGAGAGAGTTAATCAAAAATAGAAAATCAACTAATTAAAAAAGAAAAAACACATGGCACTAGTAACAACAGCATTAGCAGATTTTAATAACCAGCTCGCAGGAGAGCTCGTATTAAAAATGGTATATGGTGGTTCAACCGTAGAGTATGTGACCGTTCAAGAGGGCGTTAAGTTCCAAGAGCCAATCAATCTATTTGATGTCTCTATTACAATGAATAACTCCACTTGCGTGTCGACAGCTGCAGGTTCAGCTACCTTTTCACAAAGAAATATTGAAGTATGTCCTCGCACATCATTTGATGCCCTTTGCTTAAAAGACTTAGATAAGAAGTATTTAGGCATTTCATCTATTGGTAAGGGTTCATACAACGAAACATGGGCATTGGCAGATGCGTATTCGCAACTGTTAGTTTCCCAATTCCAAAAAGCAAACGATTTGTTCTTATGGCAGCAAGTTAGTGGTTCATCCTCTACTTATGGTGGAACTTGTAATGTATCAGGTTTGAATAGAATTATCACAGGTTCAACATCTGGGGTAGTTGCTTCGACTGTAACATCAGTAGCACCCGCTAGCATTTTGAACACAATGGATGCGATGATACAATCTTCTTCGGCAGATGTAGCAAATCGTGAGGACTTGACATTCTTTATGAGTGTTAGTAACTTCCGTAGCTATATCACAGCACTACGAAGCGCAAACAACTTCTACTTCGATCCAGGCGCAGTAACCAACCGTCCTAACCTATACGAAATGGCATACCCATTCTCGCCAAATGTTAAGGTAGTGGGAACAACTGGCTTGCAAGGTTCAAACAGGGTTGTATTCGGTCCTTCCAAACAAATCGTTGTGGGAACAGACTTATTATCCGATTTTAGTGAATTCCAATTGTGGTATGACATCAATACTGATACCTTACGACATAGAATAGCAACTAAACTTGGTGTGAATATAGCATATCCAGAGTTTTGGGTAAGTAACGATTTAGCTTAACAATTAAAAGGAAAAACACATGCCAGCACCTTGTCAGATTACATCAGGATATACATTAGGTTGCCGCGATAATATCGGGTCAATCAAAAATATCTTCATCCTTAGCGGTTCAGTAACAGCCGTTGTTGCACCGACTGAAGGCTTGATAACCCAATTGTCGGGTAGCGGTTCGTTTTTTAAGTTTGAGTTGTTCAGAGAAACCAGCGATTTTGCTGAAACGATGACGGTAACACCGGAAAATGGAACTATTGTATATGAGACTACTACTAACGCAGTATTCTTCAAAATGCAAGTTTCCACTCGTAACCAAATTCGTTTACTCTCAGGCAACCCAAATATCAAAATGATTGTTGAGACTAACAACACAGATGCAACCTCAAGGTTCATTTATGTGGGCAGAGATAATGGAGTAACCTTAACTACATCAGCTGGAGGCTCAGGCACCGGCTTTAATGATAGAAACGGATACGCATTAACCTTTGTGTCGCGTGAACCTGAACCAGCGTTGTTCCTGTCCGCATCCACATATGCTGGGTTACCAGCATTGCTGAATGGCTTGACCATACAAACCGGGTCAGCATTCGGACCAGCGTAAACTTTTTATTTTCATTGTTTATATCGGGGGAGGGTGGTGAGCTCTCCCCTTTTTTTTGCAATATATGCTCTTAAATAAATCACAGCAAATAAATACAATAGCTTGGTTGCCAGATGCGCCACCAACGGTCTTGCCAACCTTATTGTATTTTAGTGGTTCATCAGAGTATAACCAAAACGCTATTGAACTAATTGGGGATGTAATATCAACGCAAAATACCCCTTATTTAATAGCGCAAATATCAGCCTCATATATACCTGCTGCAAGTGGGTGGTATATAATGACCGCATATAAGGCTAATCCTGATTTAATTATATGGGATAATGCCAATACCTTATGGCAAGATGCTGATGAAACATGGGAAAGTAGCGGGGTATATAACGATATAACATACTCTACTATTAGGGTATTCGTAAGTGGTAGTAATGACCCACAATTTATTAAGTTTATATCTAGCAATGAAACCGGGTCTTTTAATGAGTATATTAGTGCGAATGAAACTGGGGTATTTAATACCTATACATCAGCAAACGAAAGTGGTTCATTCACAACATATACATCCAATAATGAAACAGGCTCATTTAACCGATATACAAGCGCTAACGAAACCGCATCATTTATAAGATATGCATCCAACAATGAGGGTGGCAACTTTACAAGATATGCTTCTACTAACGAAAGTGGCTCATTTACAACATATACATCGAATAATGAGGGTGGTAATTTTACAAGATATGCATCAGGCAACGAAAG